TCATGCAGACCATCATTGAGCGCCTTCCCCGGCCTGAGACCGACGCCGACGCCGGGGACATCGACGCGCTCCTGACCTCCGCGATGGACACGGAGCCATCGATCTTCACCGTGCTCCCGCCGGCCGCTCACCACCCGGAGCGGGACCCGTCGTACCTCACCGAGGGCCACGAAATTGCCGCCGTGGCGAAGGCGATGGGCCGCCACCTCATGCCGTGGCAGCGGAAGGCGCTCGACGTGGCGACCGAGTATCGTCTCGACGCCTGGGGTCGGCGCTGCTATCACTACACGACCGTGCTGGTCACTGTTCCGAGGCAATCCGGGAAAACTGACCTGACGATCCCGCTACAGGTTCATCGAGCACTCACCAGAGGGGAGCCGGCCTCGTGCTGGTACACCGCGCAGTCCGGGCAGGATGCACGGAAGCGGATGATGGACCTGATTGAGAGGGTCGAGGAATCGCTCATGCGGTTGCTGTTCACGTCCACCCGCTCGAACGGCGCCGAGGGTGTCCGTGTGGCCGAGATGTCGGGCACTCACATCACCCGGTTCTCGCCTACCTTCTCCGCGCTCCACGGCGAGCATCCGCACCTCGTCACGATGGACGAGATTTGGCACTACTCGAAGGAGTTGGGGGATGCTCTCCTTGGTGCCGTCGAGCCCGGCCAGATCACTCTCGGATCCCGGGCGCAGACATGGCTCATATCCACGATGGGCACCGTCTCCTCGGACTGGATGAACGAGTACGTGGACCGTGGCCGCGCCAACACCGATCCGGACCTGTGCTACATCGAGTACTCGATGCCAGACGGCATGGACCCGCTGGACCCCGACACCTGGACGAAGTTCCACCCCGCCGTGGGGAACACAATCGCTGTCGAGGACCTTGCCGCGCGTGCAGCCCGGGCAAAGGACGACCCCGGGCGCTGGGCGACTCTGCTCCGCGCGTACTGCAATCGGATCGTGGCCTCGGACGGCACCCTGTTCGACCTGGCGCTATGGGACGATCTGGGGATCGAGGTCCTCGCACCGGACCCGTCTGAGGTCACCTACGCGATCGAGGTCGCTCCCGGCAACTCCGCTGCCGCCGTGGTTGCAGCCTGGATCGATGAGGGAACCGAGCGGCCCTGCATACGCATCGTCCACCAGGCCCCCGGCACGGAGTGGCTGATCCCCTACGTCACGCGGGAGCTGCCCGCTCAGCTCGGACTCGATCCCACCTACGTCGCGGACTCCGCCGGCCCCGTGGGCCGCTTCGTCGCACGACTCGAGGAGCTCGGACACGAGGTCCGGACGCTGACCATGAGCGAGTACGGGCAGGGGTGCGAGGCCGTCCTCGCGTACGCGGGCGTGGATGAGACCCTGATCCACGACGGAACCGATGAACTCCGCACGCAGGCGGGGAGCGTCGAGGTTCGCAGCAGCAACGGCGTCCGGCGGTTCTCCCGGGACTCCCCGCGGCCCGTGCCCGCCCTCATTGCGGCCGCCGTCGCGCTGTACGCCCACGAGCACCCCGCCGAGACCCCCGCACCCCCGATCGTCCTCTGACGTCACCCACAGTCACACCCTGCCCCGGCACCCTGGCCGGGGAGACCCCGCCGGGCGCAGTGTGCCGGCATGTCGTTCCTTTCGGCACTCTTCCGCGGTCTCGGTCTGGCGCAGCGCGCAGCCGATGCCGAGTCCGGCGCGCGCCCTCTCGTCACGCTCCCCTCACGTGACGCGCAGACCGAGGCCACGGACGAGCAGGCCGTGCAGCTCATCCCGGTCTATCGGGCGTTGCAGATCCTCACCACGTCCGCGGGACAGCTCCCGCTCACCGTGGAGCGGGGCGGACGGACCCTCAAGCAAGGCGACCGGATCCCCGCGCTCGTCCGCAAGCCCGATCCCGACATGGACCGGTCCGACTGGATCGAGCAGGCCGTGCTCTCCCTCGCTCTGGACGGCAATCTGTTCCTGCTCAAGAAGGCCGGCCCGGACGGCACGACCCTCTCGGCGGAAATCCTCCCGCCGGCCGAGGTGCTCATCACGAGGGATCCCAAGACGCGGGCGATCCGCTACCACTACCGAGGTACCCCGTACACGCGGGCCGAGGTTCAGCACCAGACCCTCATGCGGCTACCCGGCCATGACCGTGGCCTCGGCCCGATCCAAGCGGCCCGCCGGGAGATCGGCGGTGCGACCGACGTACGGGACTACGCCTCGCAGTGGTTCCACGGGTCCGGGCAACCCTCCGGCCTGCTCACCTCGAAGGCCGCGCGCACCGCGGAGGAGGCGAAAGCGGCACGGGACCGTTGGAACGAGGCGGCAGCAGACCCGGACAATCCGACCGGTGTCCGCGTGATCGGTGGTGACACCGAATACGTTCACCTCGCGCTCAATCCGGCGGACGCGCAATGGCTCGAAGTCCGCGCGTTCACCGTGACCGACCTCGCCCGCCTGTTCGGCATCCCCTCCGCGCTGATGCTCGTCTCCCTCGAGGGCAACTCGCTCACCTACTCCAACGTGGAGCAGGAGTGGCTCGCGTTCACCCGGTTCACGCTCATGCAGTACCTCCGCAAGATCGAGGAAGCACTGACCGAGCTATCCCCGTACGGGCAGCGGATCAAGTTCAACGTGGAGGCCCTGCTCCGGACCGATACCGAGTCCCGATACGCCGGGTACGCCGTGGCGATCGATCACGGTTTCCTCACCCCGACCGAGGTCCGGGCCCTCGAGGGACGCGACCCGCTCACCGCCGATCAACGGGCCGAGGTAGCGCAGTACCTCGCCGCGTCCAGGCCCACACAGGAGGTCACCGCATGACCGCGACCCTGCCCGAGCAGCTCACCGGGCCGGACGGTCTGGCCGTCCGGGACTTCACCGGCATGCAGCTCCGCGCCGAGACCAGGGAGGACGGCGCCCGAACCGTGACCGGTCTCGGCGTCCCCTACGGGGAGGAGTACGAAACCCCGTGGTTCCGGGAGCGGTTCGAGCCGGGCGCGATCACCGATGACTCGGCAGCTCTCGCGTACTACCGGCACATCGACCCGATCGGTCGCGTCACGGCATCCAAGGACATCGACGCCGGCCGAGAGGTCACCCTCACGCTCTCCCGCACCTCCACCGCGGACGAGGCGCACACGCTCGCCCAGGACGGCGTGATCCGTGGCCTGTCCGTGGGGTTCGTGCCCGTGAAGTGGCGCGAGGAACACGACGAGGGCGACGAGCGTCCCCTGATCGTCCACGAGTCCGTACAGGTCCGGGAGTACTCCCTCGTCCCGTTCCCAGCGTATGCGGGCGCTCAGATCGCGTCCGTCCGATCCACCGACCACCACCGCTCCCACCAGGAGGACACCATGCCCACCGCAACCGAGGACCTCGTGACCCGTGCCGAGCACGACGAGACCATGACCGAGGTCCGCGCCGCGATCGAGGACGTGACCCGTCGCGTCGCGTCCGCCGGTGACCCGACGCCGGCCGACATGCTCGCGGCCCGAGCCGAGCAGTTCGCCACGATCGGCGACTACGTGCAGGCGATCACCTCCGAGGGCGATCCCCGGCACGAGGTCGCGATGCTGCTGCACCGTGACATCACCACGTCGGACATCCCCTCGCACCTCGTGAACACGCCCGGCTTCATCGGTGACCTGTCCAAGAAGGTCACCGAGCGTCGCCGGTGGCTCTCCCGGTTCAACACGCGCAGCCTGCCGCGCAAGGGGATGACGGTCGACTACATCAAGACCACCGCGACGGCGACCGTGGCCGAGCAGGAGGAGCAGCTCGAAGAGCTCGCGAAGGGTGCAGGGTTCACCGTCACGGCTGCCTCGTCCCCCGTGCGGACGTTCGGTGGTGCCGAGACCGTCGCCCGACAGGTGATCGACCGGTCCGAGGCATGGGCACTGACCACCATGTTCGAAGCGTTCGCCCTGCAGTACGCCCGGCAGACCGAGGCCGCAACCAAGGCCTACATCGTGGCTCAGGCCGCGACGAAGCTCGCCGGGACCGCCGGCACCGACTACGTGGAGGTACCGGCCGCGTTCGGCGCGTTCGACTGGATCGACTCCGCCGTGGACTCCGCCGGGCTGCTCGACGATCGCGGATACGACCTGCAGGCCCTCGCCGTGTCCGCCGATGTTTTCAAGCGGCTGGCGTCCGAGGCCGGCACGGACGGCCGGCCCCTGCTCACCGTCTCCGGGTCCTCCACCGGCGTGAACGTGGTCGGCACCGCGAACCTGCCCGGCCTGTCCGGTGAGCTGCTCCGTATCCCCGTGGCCGTCCTCAACGGCGCCGCTGCCGGTACCGCTCTGTTCTACGACCCGGTGGCGATCGAGACCCTCGAGTCGCCCGGTGCCCCGTTCTGGCTGCAGGCCGACGGCGTGCTCAACCTGTCCCGCGATTACGCCTGCTACGGGTACATCGCGCACATCGCCCCGCACCCCGGCGCGCTGCTCCCGGTGTCCTTCACCGGCACCACCACCCCGCCCGAGGACTGATCCATGGATCCCGCGACCCTCGCGACGCGGCTCGCGCAACACGTCGGCGCGACCCGCGCCGGCGCCGACCGTGAGACGTACCTGAAGAGCTGTGCGACCGAGGCGATCGACCTCGTGACGCAGATCGTCGGGCAGCGTGAGGTCCCGAAGTCCATCCTCGAGCGCGCCATGGTCGAGGCCGGCGCGGACCTGTACTGGCGACAGCAGGCCCGTAACGGGGTCGCCACGTACGAGTCCGAGGGTGCCCTGGAAACGGTGCGGGTCGGGCTTGACCCGAGTCGCTCGGCCCGTGCCGTCCTCGCCCCATGGCTCGGCCCGGTGATCGCATGACCGGGTATCAGGCCGCGCAGCAGGTAATCGAGGACGTGGGACGCGCTCTCGAGGCCGTGCAGATCGACGCGCTCACCACCCTGGACCCGGCCGAGGCCGGTGCCGCGCTCGGCGCCGGCCGTCCCGTGGTCCTCGCCGGTCCGCCCACGACCACGTGGGAGACCTATCACGTCGCCGTCCACGCGTTCGAGGTCCTCGTGATCTCGACCGACACCGATCCGCTGACCGCATGGCCCGAGCTGGACGCTCTGGCCGAGCAGCTCGTGGAGCCCCTGGCGCTCGACACCTCGCGCGTCACCACATGGCAACCGGCACACGGGGACCCGTGGCCCTGCCTCGTCCTCACCCTCGACACCACCACCACCAGGGAGTGATTACCCATGGCACTGTCCAAGCTCGGCCCCGGCCTGCTCACGTTCGGCGAAGCAGCAGACGCGAAGGAGTTCGGCGTGGCCGTCTCCGAGGCCACCCTCGCCCCCGAGTTCGACTCCGACGACCCGATCAGCCTCCTGTCCGGTGACGAGGTGCCCGGCGACGAGACCGAAACGTGGACCCTCACGTTCACCAAGTACCAGGACTACACGGCCGAGTCCCTCGACCTGTGGCTCTATGACAACTCCGGGGAGGAACTCCCGTTCACGTTCGTGCCCGACAAGGCCGGAAAGCTGCAGGCCAAGGGCCGTGTGGTGATCCGAGCCGGCTCGCTCGGCGGGGAGGTCAAGAAGCGCAACACCTCCGAGCTCGAGCTGCCCGTGGTCGGCCGTCCAGTGATCACGGCGGACTACGCCGCAGCTCCCGAGGGCTGATCCGTGGCCGGGGTTCGGATCGACGGTGCGCGACGCCTCCGCGCGACGCTCAAGCGCGCCGGATCCGACCTATCCGACCTCAAGGCCGCGAACCGCCACGCAGCCTCCACCGTGGCCCCCGTGGCCGCGGCCATGGCTCCCAAGCGGACTGGACGCCTCGCCGCCTCGGTCCGCGTGGGAGCTACCGCAAAGGCCGGAATCATCCGTGCCGGCCGGAAGCGCGTCCCGTACGCCGGCCCGATCCATTGGGGCTGGCTCACGCGACCCAACCCCGCCCAGGGATGGGCCGGCGGACCGATCCGCGGCAATCCGTTCATGACCCGCGCCGCACAGGTAACGGAGCCGACGTGGGTCCCGATCTACGAAAAAGAACTACTGGAAGCAATCCGAAAGGTGAAGGGGAAGAGATGACGATCAAGGCACCCAAGGTGGACGTTCTGATGATGAACGGGGACGAGCTGCAGGCACAGCTCGGCATTCCCGACCAGATCCAGTGGTCCAAGACCGCACGAGCCCGCGGATGGGCAGCCGATGACGAGCTGCTCGCACAGACATTCATGGTGTGGCACTCCCTGCACCGGACCGGGCAGTACGCGGGGACGTGGGACGAGTTCTCGACCACGGACGCCTCGTGGGTCGCCGAGCACGAGGACGAGACCGAGACGGAGGTGCCGTCCGAGCAGGACCCTACGGACCCGGTGAGCTGATGCGTTCCATCGTCGCCCTCGCGCTCCGTACCGGAATCCCGGTGAGCACATGGGTGGACGAGGACCCCGCAGTCATCACCACAGCGCTCGAGCTGATCGCAGAGCAAGACGAGGAATAGGAAGGGGGACACCGTGGCCGGTAAGACGGCGATCCTGTCGGTACGCGTCACCGGGGACAGCTCCGGTGGTGTGCGTGCACTGACCCGCACGGCCGCAGCCGTAACCGGTCTCGACAAGGCCGCGAAGCGCGCCCGAACCGCGATCCCCGCGCTCGTCAAGTCCGCGCCCAAGGTCGCCGTGATCGCGTCCGCGATCGCGACCCTCGCGGCCGCTGCCATGGCCGGCGCCGGCAACCTGTTTTCTCTCGCCGTTTCCCTCGCCTCGATAGCTCCCGCGGCCCTCGTCCTGCCAGGGATCCTCGCCGGCATGGCAGTCGGCGTGGTGGCCCTCGTCCTCGCCCTCAAGGACGCCGGCACCGTCCTCGCGGATCTCGGCCCCAAGTTCACGGCCCTGCAGGACTCCGTATCGGCCGCGTTCTGGGAGCGCGCCGAGCAGCCGATCCGCTCCCTCGTGGACAACCTCCTGCCGACCCTCGGCACCGGCCTTACTGCGATCAGTTCTCAACTCGGCGGGATGTTCGCCGGAATCGCTGGCGTGCTCGGATCCACCGGCGGACTCGAGGTGATCGGCAACATTCTCGCCGCGACCTCCGACAGCATCGGACTCGCTACGGCCGGCATGGAGTCCCTCACCTCTGGACTGCTCGGCCTCGCCGGCGCCGGCGCAACGTACCTCCCACAGCTCGCGCAGTGGTTCACGGACATTACGGGCCGGTTCGACTCGTGGGTGCAGGCCTCGATCGACTCCGGTGCCATGTTCGACTGGATCGACACCGGGATCCAGGGGCTGCATCTGCTCGGTTCGATCCTCGGTGACCTCGGCGGGATCATCGGCGGAATCGGCAAGGCCGCGATGTCCGTTGGAGGTGCAACCCTCGGTTCCCTCGCCTCCGGCCTCGAGTCCATCAATGCGGCGATCAGCGGGCCGATGGGGCAGGACCTGCTACGGACCCTGTTCGCCGGCGCCGGGAAGGCCATGGACAACCTGGCCCCGGCTATGTCCGCGATCGGTGGCATGCTCGCCGCGCTCGCCCCGGTGATCGCCTCGGTGTTCGATGACGCCTCCCTCGCGATCGGCACCCTGCTCGAGACCCTCGCCGGGGTCCTCGCGTCCCCGGCCGTCGCCGGTGGCCTGCAGATCGCGTTCTCTGACATCTCGGACGCCCTCGTGGCGTTCGCTCCCACGCTCGAGGTCCTCGCCCCGCTACTCGGTGAGCTGCTCGGACTGTTCGGCACCCTCGTGCAGGCCGTCCTCCCGATCGCCGCGGAGCTGCTCGCGACCCTCGCGCCGATCATGACCACGCTCGCCGCTGCCCTCGCCCCCGTGGTGGAGCAGATCGGCGGCGCCCTGCTCGGTGCCGTACAGACCCTGCTGCCACCGCTCGCCAGCCTCGCACAGCAGATCCTGCCCCTCGTCCTCGGGGCGTTCACGCAGCTACTCCCGGTCCTCATGCCCGTGGTCGAAGCCGTCGTGCAGTTCGGCAGTGCCCTGCTCTCGCAGCTCGCGCCGGTCCTGCTGCAGATCGTGACCACCGCGCTCCCCCCGCTCGTGGACCTCGTGACGCAGCTCGCCCCCCTGTTCGTGCAGCTCGTCGCGGCCGTGGCCCCGCTCGTGCAGCAGCTCGTTGCCGGCCTTGCGCCGATCATCGTGCAGCTCGTCGCCGACGTGCTGCCCTCGCTCATCCCGGTAATCGTGACCGTGGTGCAGAACATCGTCGCGTTCACGCAGGCGATCGCCCCGCTCGTCTCGATGCTGCTCGACGTACTCATTCCGGCAATTCAGAATGTTGTGACCGTCGTTTCCTATGTGGTCCAGCAGATCGCAACTTTCGTGAATATGGTCCTGACGGTATGCCGAAATGTCGTGCAGGGCATTCTCGCGCTACTCCAAGGTGATTTTGCGGGCGCGTGGGCCTATGCCCAGCAGGCCGTCACGGCAGCCGCAACGGGCATCCGCACCATGATCACCAACGCGATGAACGCGGTCCGCTCGATCATCACGAACGTCCTGACCACGGCCCGATCCCTGTTCAACTCGGCGTGGTCCGCGATCGTCACCACCGTCACCGGTGCCGTGGGCCGGCTGCTCGGTGTGGTCCGACAGATCCCCGGGAAGATCACCTCGGCCCTGTCCAACATGGGCAGTCTGCTCGTGGGAGCCGGTAAGGACCTGATCCAAGGACTCATCAACGGCATCGGATCCATGGGCAGCGCGCTCAAGAACAAAGCCTCGTCCCTCGCCGGCGGCGCCGTGGACGCGATCAAGTCCAAGCTCGGCATTGCGTCCCCGTCTAAAGTGCTGTTCCGGGTCGGTAAGTGGACCGGGCAGGGACTGATCAACGGTGTCGGCGCGATGACCCGGGAAGCATCCCGCGCCATGGCTGATCTGGTCTCGGTCCCCTCGGCCCCGAGGATCCCCCTGCAGGGCGTCACGGGCACCACGGGCACGACTCCCGGGCGCTCCGTGGAGCAGCACGTCCACGTGCACGTGGACGGCGCGTTCATCGGTGACCGTATCGGCCTCGCCCGTGAGATTGAGCGGCTGCTCTCCGATCGCCACCTGCTCGTGACCGGTGGTGAGGCGTAATGGCACGTCGGACCCCGGGACGCCTCTACCGCAAGCTCGACCCTGCACAACCCCTGTTCCGGTTCACTACCGAGCAGGGGACCGACCTCCGTGACGGTGGGATCACCGGTATCACGATCAAGCGCGGGGACGGATCCCCGGCCGGCGGCGTCGCCCCGTCCACGCTTGAGGTCGGTGTCTCCGGGTTCGCTGCCGTGCAGGCCGGGAACCATTGTGAGGTCAACCTCACCACGTCCGGTGCGCAGCTCATGGCCGACCTCGTAGGCGTGAATCCCGCGACCGTGCAACCGCGGTTCTCCGGGAGGATCGGCCGGCAGACCGTGGACGATCGAGGGACCAGGCAGACCACGACGCTACTCGCAGCCTCGTGGACGGCACAGCTGGCCCGGGTCCGTAAGACGGTCACTCCGCCGGTGGGATCCAACATCGCGCTCGTGATCGCCGAGCTGCTCACGTCCAACGCGCTCCCTCGCCTCGGTGACCCGACACGCATGGGGACCCCGGACCAGTACGGCACCGTCCACAAGGTGCAGGATCCGCAGTCCTACAGCGATATCGGGAAGTGGACCAGCGCCCTCGGCTTCACGGTGCGGGAGACCCGCGCCGGCGGCCGGCAGATCCTCACGCACGCGCAACGCTGGGAGGACGCGCAGGACGGCCTCGACACGTCCCTACCCGTGATCCGATCGCAAGCCCTCGCCCCCGCCAAGTGGCAGCAATCCGCCGAGGGCATCCCCCGTAACCAGCGGCTCACATGGGGCAGCGGGAACGGGACGAACTCGGCGACGTGGGGACAGGTGGACGATCCGACAGCAGTCGTGGTGGACCACGACCTCACGCACGCCCGGTTCAACAACGAAGACCAGGTACGCGCCGAGGGCGCGCGCCTCCGGGCCCTGGAATGGGAAACAGCATACGACCTGCCGAGCGTGGAAATCGACCTACTGCACCTGATCACATCGGATCGGAAGTACGACAGGGACCAGGCCGCGCGCCTGCTCGTCCTCGAGGCCGGCTCCCCGATCTACCTGTCCGGCGACTGGCACCACCAACTCCAAGGCATCCACTTTGCCGTGGGAATCACCGAGACCATCACCGGCGCCGGCTGGACCCTCAACCTTGAGCTCGCTCCGTCGTATCACGTCGTGGGATCCATCTCGCCCACCGTCCCCGCCCGTGTTTGGGACTCGGCCACCTATGCGTGGTCCGCCGAGTCCCGCACCTGGAACGCTGCCTGAAAGGACCACCAATGGCAACCGATACCGAAATGAAAGCCGCAGGGATCCACCTCCCGATCGGTGGGGACTACATCAAAGACGGGGACGACGCGATCAGCGCGAACGCCCGCGTCCTCTGGGAACGGATCGAAGACGCCCGTTTCGACCAAACCGCCGTTCCCCTCGGCACCTCCGCAGTTTTCGACAACCTCCCCACGAACATTTACACGTGGTGGTCCGGAGACGCTGCCGAGGCCCTCGGCATGCCGTTCACCGCGCAGGGCACGATGATCATGTCCCGGTGGGGAACCTCCGGCGGTCTGGCCCTGGCAGCATCCCGCTCCCTCAAGCCGACCCTCTGGATCAACGCTCGCTTGTCCGGCGGATGGTCCGGATGGACACAGATCGGCGGGACACGGGCCCCCGTGCAACAACTCAAGACCGCCGGCCCCGCCGGCATGACGATCGCGCCGCTCGCCATGACCACCGGCTACGGAGGTGCCACGACCAGCGGAACGGGCACCATCTCGGTTATTCAGTACCTCCCGGCATCGGTGACTCGGTTGCAGGTGCATATCCGCAACTGGAACCCCCGATATATCAACGCGGACCGGGACACGGCAACGCTTGCGAACGTGCGGATCGGCCGGCACACCACCAACGGCAACGGCACCGACTGGGTCACTCTCCCGTCCGGTGCGACGGCGTACACGTCGGGATGGCTCACGGTGCCGCTCGCGCTCCGTGGCGCCGAGGTAGTCGTGCAGTACACGTGGACCGGCTCTGACGTGACCCGGACGATGGGCACGGCGTGGTCCGACGGGACCCGCACGAACAATCCCGAGCTGTGGACATGGCTTGAAGTCGAGGTCCCCAACACAACGCCCGTCGTGGCCGCCTACGGGTCGTCCACCGCGGCTGGCGTCGGCGCGACCCGTCCCGTCATTGACTCGTGGCTCGGGCAGTGGGCACGCGCGAACGGTGCCGTGCCGGCGTACTGGGCACACTCCGGGGACTCCGCTTCGTCGTGGACCGAGACCGCGAACCGGAAGTGGGAGCTGTACGGGTCGAGCATCAACGCGCCGAACGTGGTCCTGTACGCGATGGGGTCGAACGACTGGGCAGGGAACATCACCGCGGCCGAACTCCGGGAACGGGTCACCTCGACCGTGGCCGAACTACGCCGGAGGATCGGCGGCACCCTGTACGGCACGACGATCACGCCGCGCAGCCCGAAACCAGACAACGACAACGTACGCACCTCTGTGAACGCGTGGATGCCCGGATCCGGCCTGTTCGATGGAGTGATCGACCTCGCCGGCGCCGTGTCCCTCGCGGACGGCACCCTCGATCCCGCGATCGACTCGGACGGCACGCACGTCACCACTGCCGGGCACGCCCGGCTCGCTGCTGCCGTGCCGGCCTCGATCGTGACCGAGGCGGCGAACTACGACACCGGATACCGGGACATCACCTCGCTG